TTCTTACCGTATACATCGTCTGGGTCTTTTCTAACTTCTTTGGCATATTCTTCATCGGTTGCTATACGCTTAACATCGTCGATGTATCTTTTAGCTAACATCATTGCTAATTGCTTATCACGCTTATATTCTGGTGTCATTTTTGTGCCAAATGTTTCGCCTTCTTCGCCAACATTAATCATCATGTCACTAGCAAAGTTAGCAACTGCATCTGAATTGCTGCCTATAATACGACTAGCAATATCGGCCATTGCAAATGCTAATAAGCCTTGTGCTGTTTTAAATTGTGTACGTCTTAGCATACCATCTGCTGCTTCGTCTTTTTTCAATACCAATACAAAGTTTGGATCTTTGATTGTCTTTTCAACACTCGGGCTTGCTTCGTCAAGTTTGTGTGCTGTATCTTTGTCCATTTTTGTTTTGTATTTTTTACCGTTAAATGTAAAGTGCGAATCGCCTTTGCGTGCAGCATCAGCGGCTGCCTGGTTAAATGCGTTTTCGTCAACTTCTTCTTCATTCATATTATCGCAACGTGATCCTATTTCACGTGCTACATTCTCACGTACTTCTGTATCTTCTGCTTCATCATGTGGTGATGCTTCTGCTAAGTCTGTAAGCATATTCATTGCTGCGTCAGTTGCACTCATTACATCATGTTTGCCTGTCTTAACCATGTCGCAAGCGGCTTGTACAATTTCTTCTACTTCCTCGTTGCCTTGTGGTGTAAACATTCCATATTCCATGTTACTACTATACTTCCCAGCTGCTGGGTTATAATCCGGTGCGCTCATTGCTTCTTGCTGCTCGTTACTAGATTCTAGTGCACGTTGCACACTTGGTAATAAATCGTCCATTTTTTTGTTCCAAACTTTTACTGTAAATTTTTCTTGTAGTTGTGCTACATCGCTTGCTGTTGTTGTTTCGTTTGGTTTAAACGATTCAGCAAACTGTTTATAATTGTTTACATTTTGCATACGCATAATGTCTTTTCTAATGGATTGGTATGCTTCAACAACACGGTTTCTGATGTTGCTTGCTTCTTCATCTTCCATAGCATGCTTGCGAGTAATTCTAGCAAACTGAGACAGGTTACGCATTTCTTTAACTGTTTCAATAATATGTTGTCCGATGTTGTCGTATGGTGTGCCACCTTCGCTTACATGAACTGTCATTGCCCTAGCACCGTTTAGATAGTTAATTGGAAAACGAAACTTTTCTCCATTACTCTCAATAAAGATACTGTCAATGTGCCTACTACGTGAACCACGCACTTCCTCGTCTACTGTCTTTTTATGGTATACTATTAATGTAGCATTTTCAAACTGTTGTTTACTTTTACGTTTGCTACCGTACATTTTTGATTCTGTAATTTCCACATCTTCTTCCTTGTAAGGTCCGTCATTTTGTTTAATAAAATCAAAGTCTCGACTGTCGAGTCGATCTTTTTGTATGTCACGGGCATCAAACGTTAGCATGTTTTGTTTTGCAAAAAATCTTAAATCTTTAAGAAAACTATACCACCTATTAGGTGAAGTAATATTCTCAACCATGTCATGATTGAAGTATACCTTTAAGCTTCTATTGTCGATTATACTGATACTAACAGTTCCAACAGATTTATTTTTTTCTGTGTATTCAAAAGTAAAGAAACGAGCTTCAGTAGGATCACTTGTAATTTCAGCGTTATCATTACCAATAGTCACAGGTGAGAATTGTGTTCTTAGGTTTTGAAAAAGATCGTTTGCTGTTTTGTTTAATGGTTTCATGATATTTGTATTTATCCGTTATAAAAGAATAAATGGCATAGGCTCAACTACGTCATCTAAACTGTCTTGTAATCGTTTTTGTATCTCTGGATCGTAACTTTGTAATGTTACACTCATACGCAGAGCAAGCACTGTGCTCATTACTAAGTCATCTTTTTCGCCAGGCTTTGCAGCATAACTACTACCAGTAGCAACAAAATGTTTAAGTTCGCCTATTAAAGTCTTACTGTTGATTGACATTCGTTTTGATTCAATGAGATTTTTCATTTTAGCACACGCAGTTAATTTACTTTTATTAGTAGTGTTAAATCCTTTGCGAAATCTTCTAGAATTACCGGGTTTATAAGGTTCGCTTAAAAAAATACCATGAATGTTTTCTTCTCCGATTTCACTAATACTTACTAGTGCAGCTTCGCCTAGTGTGTTGTTCTCTACACTATAGTAAACACTATACTGGTCTTGAATAGCTTCACTAATATATTTGGTTATTTCAGCAAGTATGCGAACTTGCCGTTGTATTGTTGTTTTATTGTGCATCCATTCAGCTACTTGAATCATTTCGGGTAATTGGTATACCTGCAGTGCAGAATTATCGCCACCTGTACCTAAACTTGGATCTAGTGCAACAACATATACTTTTCCTTTTTCTGGTGTTTTCCACCAACGAACTTGTCCTTGTTTTTGCAAAGGATCACTGCCAAACATCTCCATTAATGTTAAACTATTGATTAAAGTTTCGTCAAAGATTACCGGTTCGCATAAGTGTTCACGTTTAAAACGTTCTTCACCTACTCGACTCATTTCTTCTGCTGCCCAAGTTTCGCCGCGATCCGGGTGTTTATCCCACGTAGCAATAAATCCAGCGAAACCGTTAACGCCTAACTTAGTTTCATTACCAAACTCGTCTACACGCTTATTAGCACCCTTCCACAATAACCAAAACTGATCCTCGTCACTGTTTGGTGTACTAGTAATAATGGCCTTACCGCCAGTTGCTAGTGTAGGAGAAATACTAGTCCAGAACTCTTTAGCAATACTAGGACGCACAAATGCAAATTCGTCACAATATAGAAGTGTAATACTCATACCACGTCCGGTAGTTTCTGTAGTTGTTTGGCTAACAATACGTGAACCATTATCAAATTCTATACTACCTTTGTTATAACTAGTAACACCAGCACGTATATGATTAGGACATAATTCGTATGCATAACGTATACGTTGCATAATTTCTTGTGCACCTGAATACTTGTGTGCTGCAATAAGAATAGTACTGTCAGGAACAAACATTGCATACCATAACAAGTACCCAGAAGCTGTTGTAGTTTTTCCCATTTGTCGTCCTAGTAAGTTAATACTAAAACGATTTTCATGATAATATTTTATTAAATCTTGTTGGTATTCAAATGCTTTATATAACATTCTACCTTTTGTAGGGTGTTGTATACTAAAAAAATTTTCAGTAAAATAATACGCCCCGGTGCTTGGATCGGCGCAATTTGCAAACTCTATTAGTTGAGAATTACTCATACTTTCTTTAGCATAAGCTTTTTTAACTAGCACACCTTCTAAACTTTTTGACATAATTCTCTTTCAATCAGACTTGTGATACATAGATATTTATAAGCAAGTATCAGTTGTATATTATTAAAATGGTGTTTCGCCGGTTAAGTAAGGTCTTGCAAACCAAAGCTTAAACCAGTCTTGGTCACCAGGCTTTATATCGTTTGCTTTTTGGTGATCTGCTTTTTCTTGTGCAGTAGCAGTTATGTTGTTGTCAACATTATAAGGATTCATTCCAGAAAAACTGGCAGGAACGACTCCCGCCAGCTTTCTTAATCTATCTAGATCATCCATTTCTATAAATTGTATACGCACCATATGCAATTGCGCCATACGCAATTAAATTAGCAAGTGGCGAAAACACAATAATTGCTGCTCCTGCTGCCACCATTAGTACACCATCTATACTACTACGCTCTGCTAGTTTTGCTTTTATACGTTTAACAATCATAGATGTTTATCCGTTTAATCTTTGCATGAAGCGTTTCATATCTGAAAACTCAGAAGACTCATTAACTGCTACTGCTTCGTCAGTTGCTTCTTCTAATTCTTCATCAGCTACAACTTCATCAGTTTCTTCAGCAACAACTTCATCAGTGGAATCATCATCTTCAGCAAGCATATCGTCTAGCATTGCTTTGAATTTGCCTTCAAACGCTTTCATCGGATTATCGCCACTTGCGGTTGCAGCAAATTGTTCTTTATCTCTATGTAGGTCATCGCCACTAGCAATAACTGCGTCAAGATCCATTTCTACTTCGTCTGGACTGTTAGAGTATTCGTCTTGCATATCCATTTCTGGTTCTGGCATTGCTGGTGCTGGCATTGCTGGTGCTGACATACCTGCATTTTGGAGAATTGCTAGTAGTTCTGCTGCTTCGCCGCCTTCGGCACTTACCATAATTGCTTCTTCTAATTCTTCTTCAGCAACAACTTCTTCAGTTTCTTCAACTGATTCATCGACTTCGTCTTTGTCTTCTTCGTCGTCTTTATCATCTGCTTTGTTGCCTTTTTTAGCAGCAAGCATTTTTTCAAAAGCGGCTTTTTGTGCTGGACTTTGTGCTTCTTCTAGTTCTTCTTCAACTTCTTCAGCTACAACTTCTTCCACTGCTACTTCTTCAGCAACAACTTCGTCAGCTACTACACTGTCTAGACTTTCTAGTAGTGACTTCATTGAGCCTTTTTGCGCTACGCTAGATGCTGTACCTTCGGCACTTTCAACACCGTCAAGGGCAGCTAACATTTTTTTCATATCCATAATATTAAGTTCCTTTAACTTTATTTAGAAATAGTGCCGAGTGCAACTAAAAATTCCTAAAATTATACTAGTGTATTTATCTCGTTAGTCTAATTTAATTCTCAGACTTATATTATTATCTTGATTAATCTTAGGTACAGCAATCATTAACTCAGACTCTTTAATAGTATGAACGTTAATAGGCTGTTTAAAGTTTCCTGACACATTACCCAAGTAATCTAGACTAGATTTTTCTGACATTTTATTTGCCTGTGATTGGACTTTTTGTGCCAATCTCTAACTCGTTTGTTGTTTTGGCTTTGGTTTTATTGTCAGACTCAAATTCGTATTTTCTAGTTTCCAATTCTTTAAGAAAACTACTATTATATTCATTACCAAAGCTAGCATCTAATTTTTCATCATCGTACTCATTGGCTAATACCGGTTTGTACTCTTCTTCTTTAGTGCTTGCAGCTTCTTCACGTGCCAACTCTTCAGGAGCATTTTTATTAACAGTTACAATATGACTCTCTGGAACATTAAACACTTCCTGTGCTATTGCTGTAATCTGATGTGGTGCTGCTGGATAATTTGTTTCAATATCAATGATACTTACTTCAGTATTTTTTACTGATGCTGCAAATCCAGCTGGTTGTTCTTGTATCGGAGTTCTTTTTGGTTTACTAATACTTTCTAAGCCAAAACGCTCCATCTGATTTTCAAATCTTTCCATGTGATCGTTGCTACAATCGCATGCAACTTTAACACGAAATTCGTAAGTTTTACTAGATTCAATTAAAAATTCTGTAAATGTTTTCATGGGGAAATACCTTCTATATGTGTATTTATCAACTGTTGTTATCTTTGTTTCTTAATATTTCAAGCAGGGAGTTGCGATCTAATTCTCTAGCTGATCCGGTTTCATCATCGTCAGTTAGATTAGCTTGCTTTTCTTGCATTTCCAAACGTCTACGTTTAATATCTAAATCCAATGCCTTGAGCTTTTTATCAATCTTGCTTGTTTTAGCAGTAATAGCATGCCCTAGTAATTTGCTTGCTGCGTCAAAAATTGGAGCACTAAATCTTGGTTCTACATTCATTCCCAAGTCCATTAAGTCATCGTAGTGTTTTACCGCTTTAGTAGCCAAGTCGTCCATCTCCTGGTCGCTTGTGCTTAAATCTGTAATACTACTAGACACCGGAAGTTGTTGTTCAATTTCGTCAAGTGCTTTAACGCCTTCAATAAATTCTTCCTCAGTTGGTTGAGTATCAAGGTCAAATAGTTGTTCTAATTTCTGAGTCATCTTTTCTTTCCCCCTTTATGGTATATATCATTTTCGGTTATCACTCGAAAAATTATACCTTGACGTTTGCACCAAGCATTAGCAGCCTCCCATTTAGCATAGTTAACTGCTACTGCGGCTTTGTCCCTCTGGCTTCTGGCGTTTTCCATTGTAGTCTGACTCTGAGGCTTAACTTCGATTAATTCTGCTCTTCGCTTTCCACGTTTGTCCTGATACACTATAAAAAAGTCTGGAACATAAATTGTATTTTTTCCAGTAAGTGGATTTTTATAAGGTATTGTTACTGCTTCACTTGCCCACTGCACAACACTTGGATGGTTATCACAGAACTGCATAAACGTTAATTCCCAACCGCTACGATATGTTGGTGTTTTGTTTCCTGCATACTTGTCTGGATTTAGAGGAGTAAACTTTCCTTGAGCAAATTTTCTTGCCATATTAACTTCTTATATTCCGCATTACATTTTGCGAAGGAACTGTTTTAGCCGAAAAGCCAATCTTACTAGTGTTTCGTCTAGTGCCATTAAACAAACCTATTAACGCTTTCTTAAAACTTTCATTTTGATTATATTTTTTAAAATCGCCAAGTACAACCATTGGATCAATGCCGTTTTGATAGGTAACTTGAAGCAAACTAGATGTTAAACTTTTTGCCGCTTCTTTATTATTATTTGTTCTTGTTAAGAAAAACGTATATACTGCATCATATTGATCAGCACTTACTGGTGATTCGGTATTATAAAAGTTTTCAAAATATTGGTCTTGGCTTTGGTTACTATTTTGTGGTTGGGGGAGATTAGTTGTCATTGGCAGTCCTTTTACACATACGGAGGTTTAGTTACTCTTACGTTAGTACTAGACAGAGGAGGATATGACTTAATAAATAGCTGCTGTTCTGCCGGAGTTAAGTTATCTGGGATTACCGGATTAATAATAGTTTCGGCTACGTCTTTCTGTCCTGACGTAAATGCTGCCGGTACGTCTACTGAATTTTGACCAAGACTCGAGTTAGTATTGTTAGTCAACAAATTGCTGCTACTAATATCTGTTCCGTTGCTAGAAACGTTACTACTATTAATTATAATATTAGTAGTCGTAGAACGACCATCTGTTACAGCGAATCCTGAATTTTGAGAAGTATCATTTAACGGTAAGTTCGAATCCGGAAAAGTAAATTGTTCGTTTTGAGGGGATTGAATTACTGTAATACGTTTACTTTGTTCATATTGTCCTATATTAGCTGAAGAATTACTGTTTGAATTGGTTTTAGAAACATTTCCCGAAACTAAGTCTATGTCAGGTCCATTAATAGATGATCCTGGGTTTGTTAAGTTATTAGACTGTATTGAAGTATCCGGTACAGTAGTTTGATTGTCTGCACTTTGCCTAATAGATACATTACTCATTCTTGCATTTAAATTTGTTTCTTCGAGCGAGCTTTTGTTTTGGTCATAATTTTCTAGATTATTTTTTCCAAAATCTGATATTTGATCATTTGTGCCTGCACTGTAAATTACATTTTCATATTCAATTGTTAACGACATTGACATTGTTTTTGCTGCATCGCTATAATCATGATCGCTAAATTGTGCACTATTAATCACTGGGTTTACTAATAGCATTTTGCTATATTCACCGTTACCCATGCTAAATATTTCAATCTTATTAATAAAAGGCAAACTGTTACCATTGTCAAGACCATATCGTCTATTTAGGCTATAATTTGCATAAACATCATCAATATTCCAAGTACTGTTAATTGAATGATTGCTATCGGCATTATAATGTTGATTATATGCAATCCACATATTTCTGATGTTATTAGCAATATCATCATGAAATTCTAATTTAATAGGCTGGTAAACAACACGTTTATTTATAATACGTTTTCTATTATATTGATTAAGTGTTTCTGTTTCAAATTGGGTTTCAGGAAGGTCTGCTGATTTTACTAAAACACTAATATCTTTAGTCTCAATTCCTCGAAGCCTCCCAAGCAAGTTGTTAAAGGAAAGGCTAACATGAAAATTGAACCCGGCATACGGTGTTTTTGTATATCCGGGTTCTTGTGTAAAGGTTTTTGCTGCATGATGGTAGTCGCGAAGAGCAAAACCTTGATTTCTTGGACTATTAAGATCGGCCATTTATGTCTTTCGTTAACCTGTTGAGTTAACACCTACTGTTCTAGTTACCTGAGTACCTACGCCGTCGCCATCTGGTTTTTGCAAAGCATTATCAAATCTTAATGTCATGCTAATAGTTACAGGCTCACTAGTGTTATACGCTAGTTGATTATAGTTTACATTCTGAATAAAACATCCATATAGTTCCCAAGTTTCTAAAATACCTGGCTCAGATGTACCATTTCCACCGTCGAGCATTTCAAATTTGGTTTTAAACTTATAGTCCATACCGCTTGCTGCACTGGCTTGTTCAAAGAAGTCAAACTGTCTTTGTAGTTGTTCGCCAACAAGTTTACTAACGTTTCCTGCTGCGTCATCACGAAGATTAACTGTAACATCTTGCCATGTATGACGTCCAGCAAGTCTTACTTTACTGTTATATACATCTAATGTAATATCATCAAAATCGACTTGTGGTCTTGCTATATCAATAACTTGCTTAGTTAATTCGGTTGTTGGTTTAGATACACCAAAGTTTTCAAACAGTACTCTAAAACGATACTGTAACTTTGGCATCAATAGTCCCTGAGCGCTTGCACTCTGATCTGTTGCAACAGGAACTGTAAATCTATTCAAACTTGCGACTGCCATTTAAATTTCTCCTAAAACTTTTTATAATAGTATTTATCTATTTCTTCAAGACAATTTCGTCCTTGTTCTTAGGTAGTTTTATAAAAAGCCAAGAAAAAACCCCCTGTTAGGGGGGTTTTAGCTTACTATTGTTATATTTTTTTAGCTTGAAATAGTTCCAGTATTTTGAATTCTAACCGGGATGTAAATAAATTCAACAGCTTTAACTGGCTCAATTGCAACATCAATGTATAGTTCGTTACGATCAATACGAGCTGGTGTGTTATTTGAGTCATCGCAAACTGCCAAATAATCATATAGTGCACGTTTTGCTACTAAATCATTTAAGAAACTATCAATTACCCCTTTGACTTCATCTCTGGTAATTTTGTCATTTGGCTCAAACAAGAACGGGCGCACTATTAAATCAAGTTGCAATCTTATAAACGCAGTAAGTCTAGCAACATTGACTCTGTCAATCGAACTAGGAACAGCGGCTCTAGTTTTTTGTCCAAATGCAACAATTCCAGTTTGTGAAGTTTGTACCAATGGGTTGACTCGGTTTTCGTAAAGTGTATCTCTTACACCTTCACGTACACCAATTGATATAAATTCTCCGTTACTGGCTAGATAACCCAATCTTGTTGCATTATCTATTGTGCCGCGGCGTGTACCAGCTGGTGCAAACCATGGATAGCTAATTTGGTCGCTGCGGATCATCATACGCATGACAGCATAACTACTTGGCATAGCAACACTATTTCCGCTTAGGTCGGAACCTAGTACTGCTGGATACCAAACACCAACATAAGGATCTGACGTTACTAGTGAATTTTCACTATCAACACCGTCAAGCTCTGAGTTTGCTAACCAATTTGTTAACGCAGTACCTTCGCTTGCTACACGCATAGGACTATCGCCGACTACAAATGCAGTTTGCTTTCTATCGTTATTTAACTGAACCATATTTGATATTAGTTCAGGGTATCCTGGTGCAGCAATTAGGTTAAACTGACGCTGTTCTTCACGAATAGCTGTATTACCGTCGATGGCCGCTTTCATGGCATTAGCAATAACATTACGTTGTGCTTTGCGTCCAAAAAACGCATGGCCATTTTCTCTTGATCCACTAATCGATACCCATGTATTTTTTTCAGTCGGTAATGTTTTGTCAGCGTAGTCAATTCCGTTAAAGTAATTAACACGATACTCTTTAACATTAAAGCTACTTCGTCTTGTATTAATTAGCAACATTCCCCTTGGGTACAAGGTAGAAGATGGTGCGTCAAGATCTAAGTAATCATTAGTTAACAATGATTTTATAGTAGGTATTGTACCAGAATTTACATCTGTAGTACTATCTCCCATAAATCTTGCATCAGCAAATAGAACACCGTTTTCAGTTGTTTGGTCAGCTGTATTAATTTCTACCCATTGATCAACTGAGGAAATTGTTTCATATCTGTAAATCTTGGGATAATTTTCTAAATCAGTTGTGTCGACCCAAAGATCTCCATATGCTAATGCTGACTTGTCACTTTGTTGTGTTGGTGCAGTTGCACTAAAAATTGGTCCATTAGAATCAGTGTTGCTTAGATTAAAACCTCTTGCATCAGTAGTTACGTTTCTGTAACCTTTCCAATTGGTACCGTCGTGAACCATAACATCTGCTTCGCCAGTTTCACCCCAATACCATTTTTGTTTATTTACAGGATCAATGCCAGGAGCATTTGCACTAATTGTTATATCAGTGACTCCCCAGTTACTAATAATAAGATTACTATACGCATCTGCTCTAGCGTAATCGCTACTACTAGTAATGCCAGCATCAGCAAGAGGAGTACCGCTTGCTTCTGCTAGTTCAATAACACCGCCTGCGGTATGAGAAATAGCAACTTCGCCTGTTGCAATAACCGATGCACTAATATTAGTTAAGTTAGCAGCAAGAATATCTTCTACTAAGCTAGCTGCAGTAGTACCAGTTAATGTAATAGTTGTTGCAGCAGGCATTGTTGACGAACCAACTGTACTTGCACTAATAGTAAAACTTTCGCCAATTGATAAAACTGGATCTGCTGTTGAACCTACAACTGTAGTAGCACCAGTTGTTAACCTGTCAAGTACTTTGTAAGTCAATGAATCAGCAGAGGTTGTATCATATTGTACAAATGCTGTACCAACAGCAATGCCACTACCGCCTCTTAGAGGATCATATACAGCATTTGCGCTTTGGTCGTTTTCGTACAATGGTGCACTGACTAATTCCCAGCTACCAGTTAGTTCGTTATAACGTTTTACTGAAAAACTTGCACCGTTATTAACGGCTGTCGTTTTTACCCACACACTTTGACTTGGTCTAGATTGACTGTCACCTGATTTCCATTGTGGAATACTAGTATGTGCACTTTGTTGTACCGCTGGACGATAATATGTACTAGCTGTGATTTGTAGATCAGCTAATGGTGTTCCAGTATCGTTTGAAATTATCATTGCGCCATCTACTGTACTACCATCGCTT